ATGGGAAGGATACAGAAAGAGAGTATATTACAACAAGAACTTGAATAAAACAACTGGAGAACGCCTTGGCCTTCCTTGTTGGCTTGCTGTAACTATCGGAGGAACAAGAAATACTGCTGATTATTTACAGCCTCTTGTTGCTGAAGATACTGCTGCAACAGTAACAATCAGCAATCCTAACCAACTTGATAATGGCTCTGAGAGATATATTGAGATAGACGGCCAGCATCAAAGAATCAGGCCATATCCTCGTGTAAATGGATTTGATGAGAAAGTTGTAAAGACCAACGAGAAAACAACATACTTGAAGCAAGGAGTTATTCGATACTTCAGAAAGCCTAAAGATTTGCTTCTTGCAACTGACTCTCCAGAAATGCCTTATGAATTCCATCAATTGATTGTTTATAAAGCTCTTGAAGATATATATTTGAAACTAGGCCAACAAGGACTTGCTGCAACCTATGAGCGAAAATATATGAAGGAAATAAAGCAACTATCAAAACGATATGTTGATAAGATTGATTTTCAAGTACAGAGAGCACAATTCGGATTTTCACTAGTGAAAAGAGGATACGATTCTTCCATGCTCAAATATGGAGGATGAGATGAAATCATCTAAAACAAATATGATTCCAGCAGGCTCTGTTGATGATTCAATCAAATCTCCAATGAGTTATGCTTCAGCTGTTATCAATATGAGATGGAATGCAGATAATGCAGCATGGACAAATGATAGAGGCTTGCAGCCTTTTTGGGAATTTCCAGCATCATTCACTTACAGCGATCTAGCCTATCCAATTGATTCTGAAACTATTCTTGGTTCAAAGGTTGATAGCAACTACTTTTGGAAGAAGAACACAGGAGAGAGCTATATCTTTATTGAGCAGAATGGAATTCTCTATGTTGTTTATGGCAACAAGAAGCAAGGAACAACATATACAGGAAACTATTTTTTCAATGATATAGTTGTTATTCAGCAAGGCCGTTCAACAGTTGGCTCAAAATATATTCCTTTTGGCAATAGATTGTTGATTATCAATGGAGTTGATAAACCTATTTGGTTCAAGTCGCCTAAATCTTTCAGAGATTTTTCCTTTACTCTTCCAACAGCAAGGCCAGAGGCCATTGATATTCAGGCTGATTATCCTCAAGGAGAGCCTTTGAGAAGTGGAACAGGAGCTCCTTTCTTCAGTGATTCTTCTATTTTTGGCCTAGGAGATACAACTGGAAAAACCAACAACTACTTCTGGAGATTGAGTTATATTCTTGATTCAGGCTCTGAATCTCCTCTCTCTTCTTCAGACAATATAAATTGGGTAGTTCCTCAAGATGCAGAAGAGCCTGAATATAAATTTGGAGCAGTTCTTGAACTTCCTACAATGCCACCAGGAACAGTTGCAAGAAGAATATACAGAACAAAGAATTGCCTTGAGAATGAAGAGAACTATTATTTTGTGAAGCAAATCAATGAGAACGGCTCAAACTTCTTTGTTGATTATGTTGCTGATACTCATTTGATTACAGCAGCTCCTTCTTCTCTTGCTTCAAGCATTATCTCAACTGACTACAAACATGGTGAAAATTGGGATGGCCGTATTTGGCTTGCAAAAGAAAAGAGAATCATCTATTCAGAACGTGGCCTTCCTGAGCAGTTCAATGCTGTATCCTTCTTTGATTTGGGTAATACGATTGGAGGCAACATTACAGCAATCAAGGCTTATTACAATAACCTGATTGTTTTCAGAGAATCAGCAATCAACTTGATAAGATTCTCTCAAAGTGGATACTCTCTTGCAACTCTCTCAACTTCAGTTGGAACTGTTGCTGCAAATGCAATTACTATTGTTCCTAAATTTGGCCTAACCTTCATCAATGAAGAAGGAGTTTGGGCGTTGATTGGAGGCCTTGATGGAGGCTCACAAATCACAGTAAGAAAGATTTCAGTTGAGATTGATACAGAATGGAGAACGTTAAACAGAATGGCTCTTGATTCTGTTATCTCTGCTTACTCAGATATAGAAAAAGAACTTTGGATTCATTATCCTTTTGGTTACTCTGATACTCCAAACCGAGGAGTTGTATTGCATCTTGAGAGAGATTCAATCTCTTGGAGCTTTAGAAAGAATGAAGAGAATGATAATTACTTTGCTTTCTCTTCCATTACAACAGATTTTTCAGGCCGCTTTTGTTTTGGCTCTGTTCCGAAATGGACAAGAACAGCATCAACAGTTGGCTCTGCAACAACTTTGTTTGGACCATTGCATATTTGGTGCAGTTCTTCCTTCTGGAGTCAAAAGGCAACAGTATCTTCAGTTGTTGAAGGAGTTATAACTTATACAGTAACAGAAACAGATAGAATTGCTGGAGAGTGGATATCATCTTGGTTTGAGTATCAGAACGGCATGGCAAGAATATATTCTGTTGAACTTGAGATGATTGCTCAAGGAGATACAGAACTGAATCTTGATTATGTAAAAGATTTTGCTCTTGACTATACAACAGCAGCAACTCAGAAACAAGCAGATGGCAAGATTGTTTTCACAAAATCAGAGCCTCCTGTTACTGTTGATTCAACTGCTGTATATTCGAAAATCACAAAATCAGCATTTACTGTTAATTCTTCCAGAATCTATAATGAGAGAAGATTGAGATTGAGATATGATATCAATACAGGATTGAGCGATAACTTCAAGTTCAAAGTATCTCCAAAAGATAATGAATGTTTTCAACTGATAGGCTACAAAATCGACCATAAAGCACAAGAGATTCCTATAATGAATCAAGCAATCAGAAGAAACAAAGGACAACCAAGATGAAACAGTATCCAAAAGAACTACAAGAGCAATATACAATGGTTGTTCCTGATACAGTTAATCTCAATCCTTCATTGTACTTGAACGAATCAGAAGGAGGCCTTGACGGGCAAAATATGCCTGTTGATTCTCTGCTGCATACTCACTTTGTTGATCCAACAACTTCAACAACAACAACAGCAAATACAATAACAGTATTCTTCAAAGGCCAAACTCAGCAATACAAATCAGTTGAACGCTGGAACAAAGATTTTGCAGCTGATGAATTCACTGAATTGCTGAATTACAATTTGAAAACAAGCGATTGGAGCAAAGGCTGGAACAGACTTGCAGAGCTAACTGATTTTGATGAGTTGATTCTCGAACTTGATGCAGAAGAAGGATACTTGAACGGAGTTGCACAAATAAACTATAGACATGGCATGCAAGTCGTTAATGAAGGTGGAATCAATTATACAGTAGGAGAGGACTGGTGGACAAGATGGGGAATCTTTATAAATGATGTTCTTGTTGCTGAAAGTGGCAATGCTTATCCTCGTTTGGAAAATCTTGTGATTCCCTTCTCAATTCCTGTTGGCTCTCAAAAGTTGAGCATTGATTTGAGATGGAAGAGTATAACAACTGATGCTCTTGATGTTCCTGGATACACTGGAAGCGATCCAACAACTGATCTTGAAATCTTTGGTGCTGAGATTTGGGCTAGAAATACTTATAGATAGGAAAAGACATGGCAACATATTACAAAGAAGGCGATACTCCTAATGCAGCAGGCCTCAACAAGCCTTATTCTGATACTGCATCATTGAGCATTACAAACAAGAATACTCGTCGAGATTGGGCTACAAGAAAGCACTTTGACAAATCAGGAGATTTAATCAATGAAACTTATTTTGTTTCCAGCAATACAACTCCTCAATTCACAACAACTTCAAGCACGTTCTCAACAATCTCTGTTGGAGGCCAATCTGCTAGTATTGCCATCAATGAAACTCCAACAAATGATACTCTCTTTAGAGTGAATTGGGATATTCTCGTTGCAGAACTAACTCTTGCTGATGATTCAACTTCTGCAAATAACATGTATGTTTTCAGAGTGAAAGTATCTTTGAACTCTGGAGCAATCATCAAGTATATCTCTTCAGCATCTTACTCCTACAATATACGTTCTCACACAACTCTCTCTCCAGCATTAACTCCTACTCCTATCAACTGGAGATCTTGCGCGGGTAGTGGCCTCTTGATTGTTGCAGGAGGCTCAACTATTGATTCAGTTGAAATTGAGGCTGCAACAGGAGGAGGAGGCTCTAATACTCTTGTTGTTGATAGATTCAATCTTGTTGTAGTGGAGGCCAGACAATGAGCTATACACAACCTAATCCATATAGTAACGGCTCTGTTCTTGATTCTTCTGCTATCATTGCAAATGAAGAGAGTTTGAAAGTATTTATCAATCAAGAGATAACAGCAAGAGAGTTTGCAACAGAACAGTTTTACAAATCAGATATTGCAAGAGGCTCGATTGTTCAAAACAATGCAGAGTTTGTTTCTTCTCATATATCAGGAATCAATGAATTGCAGCTGCTGCTCAATCGTTCTTATCAATCATCAACAACAAAGAACAACTCTCAAACTGCTTCAATTCAATGGCAAGATGTTGCAAACTCAGGAACTGTTGTAAATCTTGATGCTGCTGCTGATGTTGTTGTTCTGATGTATATGAAATATGTTGTTGTGAATAATACAAATGTTTCAGGCAACAAAGGCCAAGGAAATGGCATGTGGCAAAATGAAATCAGTTTGAAGAGCAAGAATGTTGTATCAGGAGAATACACTATTTACAGCAAAACAGATAATTATTGTTTTGAAGGAGCAGGCTCTTCTCTTGATACAAAAGATCCAGGATATGATGAGCAAGCAGCAGCTCACAGAACTATCATGCTATCATATAAAATATCATTATCTGCTGGAACTTACTTGCTCACAGCAACAGTAAATCCTCATAATGAAACAGGATATACAACAGTAAAATCAATGACAACAGAAGTTTTTTATATTTAGGAGAAGAGAATGGACCCCTTAACATTATCATTACTCGGCCAAGCAGGAATTGCTGCTGCTGGTACAGCAATTGGAGCATTGCCAGATATAAGAAAGAGCGATTATGAAAGAGCACAAGCAAGAGAACTTGAGAAGTTAAAACGAGAACAAGAACTTGGAATGCTAGGCTTGACAGAGCAAGAGAGAGCACGAATTGAAAATATGCTTGCTCCAAAAGCACAACAATCTCAAGCCTTTGCACAAGCAGAAAGACAACGTTTAACAGGTGAATCAACTCAGTTTGGAAGAGAATTGCTTGCTCAACAGATGGCCGATGAAACAGCACAAAGAAGAGCAGCAGAGATTGATGCTCAAATCTTGCAACTCGATTTGCAAAAGCAGGCTCAACAAGAACAACAAATCAGAGATCTTGAAGCGGCTCAAGGCGAGTATCAGAGAAGAAGGCAAGAAGCTCTTGTTGCTCCTCTTCAAGCAGGAGCAGAAGCGGCGGCCTCTGCACTTGCCATTGAGAAGTTGCTGCAATTGCCTCCTCAAAGAGCATTGCCAATGATGCAACAACAATATGGCCTATCTCCAGCAGAGGCTCAAGTTTTTTACGGCCAACAACCAGCAGAGCAGTTTTCAAGCGATTACTTGATATATCAATCTCTTTTAGGAGGAAAATAACATGGCTATTCAACAAGTTGGCGGCGCAAAAGTCTATGTGATTACAGGCTCAAAGAGAGATCCAAGATTAACTTCAACAGGCCAATCATGGGCAAATCTTGTTTCTCAGCAAAAATATCGATTATGGCAAGAGGCTCAAAGAGAAGCGTTGATGAATATCAAGTTTGATGAGATGGAGCGACAACAGCAACTCCAGATTCAAGAGAATTTGAAGAAGCAACTCAATGCTTCAATCAATGATACAAGTAAAACAATCCAAGATTTGAGAACAGCACAAAAGAAGAGCCAACAAGCAATTGCTGAATCAGTTGCACGAGAACAGAACTTGAGAGGCCGTTCAAAATCAATAACAGTTGGAGCAGGAGCAGGAGGAAGAGCAGCTGCTGTAAATCCAATTGATAAAGATTTAGCTCTTCAAGCAGATAGGCTCAATGATAATATACTTGCAGCAAAGAAGTACAACGACAACTTGAGCGAGCAGATTGCAGATTTGGCTGGAGTTGGAGGAGCAACAGCAGAACTCAATGCAGATAGAATTCTTGAGTTAGAGCAGCAAAGAGTTGATACTGCTCCTCTTGTAAATCAGTTGCAGGCCGTTCAAACTGAGCAAGAACTCAGAACAACAATGAGCGATGAAGAGAAGAGAAGAGAACTTGCCTCTTTTGGAACGTCAACAAGAAGAACAGTAAGAACTCCAGATCAACCAATTGTAACTCCAGAGCCAATATCCTATGATGAGGAGATTGCAAAACTTGAAGCAGAGAGAACAGCATTGCAAGAGCGACTTGCTGGAATTGAG